AACTAACTCTCTATCATCTGTTTCAGCAGGAGGGAAGAAGTTAAAACTACGATCTGCCGCATCGAGAATACCTTTTGCAAATCTAGCTTCACCAGAAGCATCAATCTGATAAGGTGATATCATAGTGAGATCATATTTTCTTGATAAAGATTTTAGGTTATCCGCAATAGTAATTTGTGTTTTCCAATCCTTCTGATCATCGTGCTTAATAATATTTACATAATCTACTACTGCCATATTGTAGTTTGGATACTTAGATGAAAACATATTACAATAGTGATCAATTCTATTAAGAGTAAGTGATTCATCATCAATCATAAATAATCTATGATCCTTAAGTTCAGGTCTCTCTATCTTGACACGTTTTTCAAAGTTCTTAAAGTCTTTTGTAACTTCAAGTTCTTTTATCATCTTATTAATTTTTTCTGATGGTTTGTAGAAGTTATCAAACTTAGCACTAGCCATTTGTATTTTTTGTTTATCAGTCAGTTGGTTTCTAAATATATCTAAGAAAGGAACTCCTGAAATAATAGATAACACACGATCATATACTTCTTTATATCTCATCTCAATAGTAAAGAAAGCTACAGTATTACCTTGTAAAAATCTATTTAATGCTAGGTTTAGTGATATGATTGACTTACCAGATCCTCGTCTACCTCCAAGCATAATAAGTTCTTGTGTAGCAAATCCACCATTAATCGCATCAAACTCATTAGAAAGTCCTGATGGATATATTTTGAAGTCATCTTCAGAAGGAAAGAATTCTAACTCAGCTATATCGTACAACTCATCATCATGAGGTATAGCTTGATTCATGTGAAGTAAGTGATTTTGAAACTTATCTACAATCTCAATTTTTTCTAAATCTTCTAACTGATCTATAAATTTATCCATAAAATGAATTGTTTCATCACGGATATAAAAATCTTGCAATTGTGCTACTAGAAATTCATCTTGTATAGCTTCATTAACATTATCATCTGCACATATTTGATTCTCTAGATATTCTTGTAACCCTGTATCTTTTCTGACAGATAAAATTTCATCTGTAGAGGGTAGACGAGTATTAGCTTTATAGAAAGACTTTATCTTATCAAAAAGCGTAGAGTTGACACCAGAAAAATACTGGTTCAATAATTTAGAGTATAGATCGTTACTCTGCGTATCTAGTAATCTACGCAGAGTAAGTTTTTGTAAATCAATTGCCATTAACCAGCCTTAACAGGGAAAAGTCTATCACGAGTTACAAATCTGTAACCACCGTAATCATCTTGTTTATAAATCAGGTAAGCTTCTCTACCTGTTTCTTCTAATACTTTACTAACTTTATCACGATGTTGCAAGAAAGTATCCATTTTCCAAGTAGGAAGAACTGAGTTTCCTACCATCCAATATATTTCGTAATGAACACCTTGTGCAGGTTCATAATATTTACCTGCTCTACCATTAGCGCCTGCTTTAAACGGGTAGATTTCGATATACTTTTGTTTACCATCTTCAATATAGTCAATATGATCTTCATCATACACTTCGCGTACTTCTGCAAAAGAATTTTCATCTCCAAGGAATACTTTGTCTCCCTTTTTAAATCTAACTTCAAGGTCTTGTACAATATGATCTACTTTAGCTGCTTTGCCTTTTCCACGAGCACGAATAGGTACATTCATCTCTAAGAGTATGTTCTTAACTCTTTGCGGAGAAACGTAATACTGTTTAGCAATAGCTGACTGAGCTTCGCCACCCATGTAAGCATCGGCGATAGCTTGTTTCTCTACTTTGTTAAAAATCTTTTTACGAGCTTGCTTTTTTAGTTCAGCTTCTCTATCTTGTTTGTCGTGGAATTCTTGAATGATAGCGTCAAGTCGCTTTGTATTGTAAGCAATACCTAGATGTTCGCATACAGACTTTTTAGTCTTCTTTGCTTTGACCATCCATATGGCCTGTCGGATTCTAGCTTCCGAAATGTCATTTGCTTTTGCCATTTAACTCTCCTGTGATTTTCTCTATTATACATAAAGTCAAGGAGTTTAGCAATAAGAATATTAGTGAGTTATGAGGTCATCGTCTGCGAAGAATAAATCTGACCAGATGTTACGTATTAATCCTGTGGTTGTATATACAGGAGTAAAGCACTCGTTAAAAAACCTATTAGTTCTATACATTTTCTCTAAGTAAAAAGATCCAACGTAACACTCTACTAGCTGTACAAATTCGTCTGATTCTTCATCATAGTCTTCGTAGAACTCTTTAGCAAGTTTAGTAAAGTACGCAGTTTTACCTTTCGGGGCTAAACTTAGTACCGCATCTAATGCTTCGTCTGGAAAGTCTTCTAATAAAAGTTGTTTTGTCATATAAAAAAAAGGGATGGTAGCGAACTACCACCCCTCATATTCCCCCAAGGAATTAGTAATTACTCACCAGAAGCCTTTGGTGTGTAATCGGCGCATGAAAGACCGCGACGTGTAAGAACAGTCTTAACACCACGAACTGTTTTGTCGAATGACTCAGCAATCTCTTCAACAGTCTGCTCAAGCATATCTTCAATACCTGCGTATGGATCTGCTTTAGTATCCTTCTTGTCACGCTGTGGAGCTTTGAGGCCCATTGAAAGTAGCTTACCACGGATTGAATTAACTGAGCGACCCAGTGAATCAGCAATCTCTTCTAGGAAAGATCCGCCTTCTGCCATAGAAGCAATCTTAGCTTCTTCTTCTTCAGAGTATGTGCGTGGAGTTACTTTCTTTTCTGCTGGCTTGACATTAGATGTCATTTCCAGAGAAAGTGCTTTACCGTTAATCTGACGAGCAGTAAATTTACCACTCATGAAATCTGCGGCAATTTCTTCAGCAGTCATGTTGCCTGAGTTGGCTTCAAGGAAAGATGCAAGTGCATCAGTTTCGTCTGCTGAAAAGACAGGTGCGGCACCTGGCTTCTTTGGTACATCGTATCCTAGCTTGCGAAGTTTCGCAGTCACAGAACGACGTGGAAAATCGAATTCACCCATAAGGCCTTCGATTGACTCTTCAGTTACACCTGATGCTGCAACGTCGTGCATACGTGTAACCATATCTTCAGTATATTCAAATTTTGACATAGTGTGATCCCCTCTGATCGTTTGGTTTGGTTTTGAGATTCTCAAGAGTGATTCTCTCGCTCTTGACTTTATATATAGATATTACAGAAAAACTTTATAAGAAGCAACTGAAAATTGACAGCATGTCCTTTGGTGGTTCCTTTAAAAATGTCTTAAAAATCACCATTGAGCACTGCTTTTTTGCTTGACCAGTAGTCAATTATAGTAACTCCTATTGTTGATGCTTTTTTGTATTTAGAAGATACAGTATCTCCAGATACAAGAGCATAACAATCTTTAGTTACTGTAGATGTGACTTGAAAACCTTTGTCTTCTAAAATAGAAGCTAATTGTCCTCTGGTCATATCAAGCTTACCTGTAATACATACTTTTCTTTTAGGAGTCCCAATCATCTCATCAACCTGTACATTCTGTTCTAGTTGAAGAGGTAGTTGAAACACCCAGTCTTCATTGTCGTCTAGCCAAGCAAGGATTGACTCAATCGTTGACGGACCAACACCTTTAATTGGTGTCGTTTCTATGTCTCTTAGATTTCTGAAAGTAGGTATTTTAGAGATAATCAATTTTGATGCTCTCCTACCGACTCCATTGATTCCAAGGGATGCTAAAACTATATCATATGGTTTGGTTTTAGTCCGTTCAATCTCGGCTTCTACTTTAGTGCCATTAGCACCAAGTCTGTCCCAGTCTTGATCTTCAAATAGATCTACTGGATGTGTTAGTCCCATCTTTCTTACAGAAGCTGGTCCTAACCCTTTTATATCTAAAGTCTTGATAAAGTGTTCTAAAACTTTAGATGAACTTATATTATTCTTATCAGCAACCATGAGTCTAGGACCATCTCTTTTTGTAGAGTATCCAATGGCACGTTCTGCTGTAAGTTTTGTTACTTTTTGATTATGGATAGAGTGTTCTATTACACGCAAGAACTTTGGTATTACTCCACCTGCACGCTCTACTTGGATTGTGTCACCTAACCCAAGATTGTGTTCTTCAATAATTCCTATATTATGTAATGTAACCCTACGAAGAACTGCGTCGTCTAAGGTTACTGGTTCGATTATACCTGTAGGATTTACTGTACCTGTTCTGCCTATAGTCCAGTCTACTCCTAATAAAGTAGTGGTAGCAATCTCTGCTTCACGCTCTTTCAGTGCTACTGCAAACTTAGGGTATTTAGAAGTCCATCCTAATAACTGCTCTTGTTTGTAAGATTCCGTACGATACACAACTCCGTCTTGTGGGTAATCCCAAGAAGCATCATCAAGCACTGTAAAGAACCCCATATTCTTTAAGATGTTCATACGAATATTATAGTTCATCTTTACCCCTAACCAGTCGTGGGCAATAAACTTAATATTACGTTGGCAGAATTCTACAGGGCTGTCTAGTCCTAGTGCGCCTGACACATAGTTACGATAGTTTTCTACGTCATTTTCTGTAACACACTCACCATTAATAACAATTTCTTCTTCTTCAGTTTGGATTTGGGTAGGAGCACCAATTAACATAGCTGCTAGGTGGGTAACATCTGTACCTTGTTCACCATTACCACGTGTTAATGCCATCTTAAGTTTACCTCTGCGATAAATTAAGGATAGGTTTGCACCATCAATCTTAGGAAGTTTGATTGTCATAAAGTCATCAATCTCTTCTGCATCATATACTTTGCGAAGAGAATAAAGCTTATAGGGATGGGTTACTTTACCTGCTGCTCCGCCTACGTGTTTTGTAGGGGAGTCGTGGTCTCTCCAACCCTGTGCTTTTTCTATAGACTCTAAATTGTCATATAGCTGATCCCACTCCGCATCCGTTATTGTAGGAGCAGAGTTATCATAATAAGCTTGGTTGTGCTTTTGGATAAGTTGTTTGAGTTCTTTGTAATTCATATAAAGATAATATAAGAAAAATAAGCATTAAGAAAGTTTAATATTAATTATCGTCTTGTGTATCGTGTACATAAAGTTGAAGAAGAGCGTAATGGATAACTTTCATTAAATCTTTTCTAGCGTCATCTTTAGTGCCTTTTTTACCGTAACGATTTGAATACTTATCTACATTTCCCATACAAAAACCTGTTCCATGTCCTCTACCAATAATTACTTCTGTAGACTGAAAAGTACTTGATGAATAGTGTTGTGAATAAGTTGAATCTATATACTTTTTAATCTCTTCAATATATTGGTTTTCATTGAACTTATATGATGCATCAACTTCGTTTTGATAAGTATCAAAAGCGCTATTCGTGTTTAGATATTTATTTTCTTCTTTTGCAAAGAAGTCATCCCAATCACTTTCACTATCGTAATTTTTACCTGTAGGAAAAGAGCCGTAATCATATCCAGTCATTTGTTTATACCTGTGTTTTAAAGTGCTAATAGTCGTATGAATATGTCCAGTGTCGTGTGGTTTAATCTGTTTTTTTAACTCACGAATTTCTTCTTCAAGAAAGTTTCTTTTCATAAATGCTTCATGACGCTCTTGCATTATTAAATCCTCTTTTTGATTGCATTAAGTAAGATACTAAGATTTTCTTTTTTATTGAGATTTGTTCCTTCAATTTCTATCTCTAACATTTCTTCAAGTTCTCTTAGCATGACCTTTACAGTTAAAGATTTATCTTCCTCATTAATTTCAGGCTTTTCGTAAATCTTCAATTGTACAAGTTTACTTATAACACTTCTATAACCTTTAGAGAAGTGAGAAGCTAATTCATATACGTCTTTCATGTCGTTTTCAGTATACATTTTAATTAGTTCTAATTCTTGCTCGTCATTCCATGCTTTAATACTCATTATTTTCCTCCAATTCCAACTCAAGTTGGGTATTCCATATATATCTTTGAGCTACTCTTTCAGATGCTTCTTCTAATAAAGGCAGAAGAGAACTTACCTCGTCTGCGGGTATTGAGAAACCAGACTTAGTAGGGAACCATTGCCCTGTGTCTCCATCCATAGAGTATTCTCTGATATGTAAATATAGTTTATCTCTAAATTCGTTGATTGTTACTTTTACAGCGTTTCCATTTGGTTTATGAAAAGCAGTGCCAAAATCTATATTCATATTAGTATGATATCATCCGATTTTATAAATTCTAATAGCCCGTTTGTAACAGGGTATGCTTTAAAAACTTGTACCAGTGCGTATCTAGTTTTATCTTCAGAAGTATTTTCCATACTATGCTCTACTAAATCAGGATCAAATATAACACTTTCTCCTACTTCTAAACTCATTTCTTGAATCTCGCCGTCAAACTTAAACCTATAAATAAAATGTTCACTTTCTGTAAGTGCTGTAACCATTCTTAAATTATAATCTTCTGGTTTTTGTGCGTTAACATTGTTTCCATCAGTATGAAAATCTATTTTTTGTCCTGGATCTTGTTTATGTATTCTAACTCTTGATGTCTGTATAAAGTCAAAATAGTCTACAATATTTTTTACTTCTTCCACTTTTTCATATAGTGCCGTGTAGGAAAAGTCTTCAGGATTCTCTAGGGGATTACTTCTATAAAAATCAAATACACTACCAGATTCACTTTTAATAGATATCGCAGACACATTACCTGCTAAATCATAATCAGTATGTTCTTTAAATTTAAGACTGTGTACCCATTTATTTTTAAAAGATAGTTTACTTTTCGGTCTTAATAACATAATCTTTTATCTGTCCTCCCTCGATAGGTCTATCAAGGTAGTCCTTGCCTAAGATCCAGATATCAGGGTTTTTATTATTAATTTGATTTGTCCAATTAGTATAACAATCTTTAACACCTTGTAAACCTCTAACGTATTGGGCATTTACTGTATGAA